AAGCGCCATGCCCTCATATCCTCTACCCCGCTCGGCCGTCAATACCCTGGTGGCAGAAGACGATGTAACCACGCATTGGTCAAAGGAATAACCAGAATACAACAAAGAACCTGCTGCTCCAGGAGAGTTTTTATCCCAAGATCTGGTAATGGTACTAGTAATTGGAATCAACCTAGTAGTACCATTGGCAACACAACAATGTTGAGTAGCAATATACCTAGTCGCACCTCTACGACCCATATACATAGCCGAGAAATACGTGAGATAACTTACCCTAACTCCTTGCCCCTCAGGCACAATGTTGGCTTCAGAAAACACCAGATGCTGTGGAAGCACGGATCTAACAAGACCGAAGTTGACACTAGCCGCCGTCACACTCCAGTTTATATAGGCCATGGTATATCGCTTCAGAAGCGTCCTTAAGCTCACCACTTTTTCACCAAAGCACACTAAACTCATGCCCATCTCAACTTTATCGGTCAAAAGCTTGACCTCGGTGGTAACTGGTATATCCTCTTCAAGACCCGCGGTAGCATTCAACATAGGATAATCTGCCTCTATCCTGCGTGATGGGCTCTGGAATTCAGCATCCTCCATCCACGACGACACAACAATGTATGCAGGCTGAGAGTTAGGGGCAACCAATTTATTTGCAATAACGACGCTGATAACGCCATTATGACTATTCACGTCAAAATTGGGTCCAGACAAATTGCTGGTTGAAGTATGGAGAGTGGGGGTGAAGCTATTCAAGGGAGTATGCTTCTGGGAAGCTACTTCCAGATAAGGAAATTGGGAACTCCACGGGATACGCACAACGATTTCTCTAGCAACAGAAAGATCAAGATATTGCGTCATCTGAACATTTCCACCACTCGCGGTAAGAGATGGCAAGGTTTCAGACAAAGGGTCGTAGATGATCTTAATGTAGCCCTGGTGAAAGGTAGATGCTATTACACGAAATCTATAGCACATAGTGCCTTTCCAATAATTGAATGCACGCGCAATGTAAGCAGAAGGCGTGGGAACATGCACTTGATAGGAACCCAGCACTCGCGTTACGGAGCCCATATACTTACATAAATACGGAGTCACGTTAGCCGTGAACAATAAATGCGAAAGTCCCGCAGGTGTGGTGATGATGCCTCCTGAATCATTCCACTTCACCGTAGTAAGAAAGCACTCTCTGGAGACAATATTTTCTATGGACATCTCATCAACATCTCCCAAGCCCACACTGGCTGGGGAGATAGTTAACTCTTGACGAGGGTCCATAGTCAATTTGTGGGCCGTAGACAAGCCCTGCGTAAGCGCCATAGAATTTACCGATCTCTGCATAATAGGCTGCACTGGCCCAATTTCTATAGGACGCGAAAAACCAAGCAGAGAGGCGACCCTACCCACGGCCCCGCTAACCATAGCCGTTGCCTTGGCAGCAGGACCAAGAATGGGCACATTTGTCAGTTTACCGGCAGCATCTGCTACCGCTGAAGCAATCGCTGACACTGACGCATCAGCCGGCTGTTCTTTACCAGAAGTAGCTGCCAGGATAGTCGGAGTAGATATAACCGCATTCTCCATCCAGGCAAATATAGTAACCTGGATAACAGACACGGCTGTATCAGAGGCCTTAGTAAGAGGAACCAACTCGGAAGCATATAAAGTGCCCAAGGTGGTAATGGACGGGATATCAATCCAATTCTTATGGTATACAAAAGGACACACTATCTCCACTGAGTCACTGGTATTAGCGTCTAACTCTATTTTCAAGCGAGTGGAATTAGTCATAAGAGTAGACTCTCCAGCCGTGGCTCCCAATTCTGGTAACAAAATCAATTGCTGATTAAAAATTGAATCTCCAGAATAATATGGCAAATAAGATACTTGTATCAGACCATAGTGAAAAGGAGTACCAGCCACCACAAATTTCACTTTCAGATCTCCCTGAAGATAAGCGAAATTCTTCAATTTTTCCTTCACTGCAGGATTGTTCTGCCACCAAGTCCAAGGGTCCAGTGTAAAGTTATTGGTGCCAACTGTGCCAGCACCAATAGACCAGTCATAAGTATTGGCTGCCCCAATCGTAAATTGCACCGGGCGCGCAAGAAATTTTTCCAGAGAAATGGACTCTTGTGCTCCATCCATATAAGACGCATCCTTCCGGGTTTTCATGCCCACAGAAATCGTCTCACCGCCAGTGTTAAAAACACCAGTTTGCTGACCAGTTAGGCCAGTCTTTGTAACGTTCTGGCGTGTGGCGCCAGCCGTTGTAAGTATAGATAACCCCACGTTACTATTATTGTTCATTTGGGGGTAAATTTATAAATGATTGTTACAGGCAATCAGGCTTTTTACACTAACTAAGATACACATTAAATTACAATATATCTATGATACACTATCTAATTTCCCTCCACCGGAAATCAGACAGAATTTACTAAATAACTATACATTAATACTACTAAACCAGGCTCTCCATTTCAGGGTCCGAAGCGAAGTACTAGTACATCTATGGTCCTCTACCTAATCGACAAAACGTCTACTTTTTCTCGGTGAGCCACACTACATACTAACCAACACAAAACTTTCCGATTGAAGGCACACTAGTATTCGTGCAGCTTTCGTCTAATTCCCTTAAGGAAATCGAAGTCTACCACTAATATTGTACACACATCTAACCTAGCCCGGGAGACTTAGTGTCATCTCCCATATTTTGGGGGGCCAATCCCCCCTTCTTAAATCTATCTAGGATATCATCATAAGACAAAACATGGCTCATCAAATTGTTAATACCCATCTTCTCCGCTATCGACAATATCTGGGGAACAACTCTACTATATTCCTCTCTGCCATACATAGCCATCTCACAAATGGCCGCTTCAAAAGAGAGGGCCGATCTCTCCTCTGCTGTCATAAAACCACCCGTACTTGTTGTACAAAGCATCTTACTGATCGATGCTTTCTCCAACGGACAGAAAAGCAACCCACTCTCCGGATCTCGATAATAGCTACGTTTGCCAATCGTAGCTGCTTCTCTGCCCTCACTTTCCACCGACTCCACACCCTTATCCGCAGAAGTAATAACCATACCTATATCTGCAAAGCTGGAAGCCATAGTCCTCATATTATAGAATTCTATTGCTTCGTCCGAAATGCCCTGCGATCCATCGTCTCCCAATGTCATCACACTGACATTCTCCTCGAAGGATCCAACATATTCTGGCACCAAACGAAGATAATTCATCCTATGCATGATAGACTGACAAAGTCCATTCTGGAACAGAGTGAGATAGGAACCAGAAGGATTAGAGCCATTCACCTCCAACACGGTTCCATCTAACAAATACAGGGGATGGGCTATTTCAGACATGAGACCACGAGCTATAAGCTCTGTGTTCACATCCCAATCTCTGTACCAATATGCACACAATCTGATCATGAGCGTGTACGCAATCTCCGAAACAAAAGCAGGAATACTCTTATCATATCTTTTGAAATCACTATTCACCACATTCGGTTGAGATATAGTGTCAAAGAAGACACTCTCCCAATCTCGTGAGAAACAGTTGACTCCAGCTATAGTCTCAAACAAAGACGGATGTTTTGACGCCAGCATCAATATAGGGCCAAATATTTGTCTACAAAGCACAAGCAATGCTGTGCCTCCCGCCGAGAACATCCTAACCTTACGTTCTATGACTTTCTCTCTTGATAAAGGTTCATCCTTAAAACTTGCTTTGAAAATACAGTTGCTGCGTGCCCCCATATTCGTGTATTGATCACACATATATTCCAACTCATCCTCCAATTCCCGACCTAACTCGATATTATGTACATTGTCAGGCTTCGGGATAAATCTCACATAGTCTGATTTAAGCCCATTATAGGGCCAACCCACAGAAGTACCCAATTTCATCCTAGAGAGAGCAGTGCCCGGTATGCCATTTAACGCATCATGAGCACTCAACATATGCAAGGACAGGGGCTCAGCAACAACTTTCAATCTGTCAAAGAGAAGATTCTCCGCTGCAATAGCTAACTTCAAATCAAC